AGATCCTTACAACCTTGTACAGATTCTTAGTCCAACGCAAGGACTAATCTATTCAGGAACGCAAGTCGTAGAGACAGCATTAAAGATCAACGACGCACGCACACGAAACGCATCTTCAAGCATTCCAGCCGGCGTACTTAAACAAACTGGCGGCGAACCGCTAAGCGCACAAGAACTTGCCGATCTTGCCGCGTCGTTTAACGCTGCACGCGCAACGAATCAAACGGCCGCACTTAATGAGTTTTTATCGTACGAACCGACAACAATGAGTCCAGACAAAATGCTTCTCATTGAATCAGCAAACTACAGCGCCCTTGAAGCCGCTCGCCTTTGCAATGTCCCACCGTATCTCGTAGGCGTCTCAACCGGATCGTATTCCTACCAGTCATCCCAGCAAGCACGCGCCGACTTGTACATCTTCGGACTCAAAATGTACGCAGAAGCAATCGCGGCCGCGCTATCCATGGACTCAGTTCTGCCACGCGGAACCTACGTCGAGTTTGACGCAGAGTCCTATTTGGAGGAAAACTACATGGCCGACAAAGCAGACGAACCAACCATCCAAGAAAACACTCAAGAAGGATTAGCAAACCGATGATCAAACTAATTGCAGGAGACTTTACGCTTGACGCTGCCGCAGGCGACGCACCACGACGGACGATCTCAGGAATTGCGGCGCCGTATAACGTTGACGCCACGGTTTCGGATGGAACTACCGTTCGGATATTGCCGGGCGCGCTTCCAACCGAAGGCAAAGCACCACGACTCTTCATGTATCACGACGCCAGCCAGCCAGTAGGAGTTGTTACCGAGCGCGTAGACACTCCAGAAGGCATGCTTTTCACCGCCAAGATCAGCGCCACTTCTCTCGGAAATGATGCGCTCGTAATGGCCGCAGACGGCACTATCGACCAAGTCTCAGTTGGGATCAACCCAGTTAAGTTCTCGTACGACGAAGACGGAACCATGGTGATCGAGTCTGCTATCTGGCAGGAATTGTCGCTTGTCCCCATCGGCGCATTTGGAGACTTTGCACAGATCACCAAAGTCGCGGCCAGTATCCACCAGCCCGAAGAAGAAATAAGTAATAATGAAGAACAAGAACCTCAACAGGAGAACCCAATGTCCGAATCAGTAGCAGCACCAGTCATCGAAGCCACCATTCCAACCGCTTCTCTTCCAGCAGTACCGAAGCGCAAGTTTGATCTTCCAACCCCCGGCGAATACATGGCAGCAATGCACATCGGCGGAGAAACATTCCGCAACGTTGCAGCAGCAGCAACCGAGTTTATGCGCTCAAAGCAGACCGCACTTGAAGCAGCCGCAGGCGACGTACTTACCACCGACACTCCTGGACTCTTGCCAGTACCAGTCCTCGGGCCAGTCTTTCAAGACCTTAACTTTATCCGTCCAGTTGTTAACGCAATCGGCGCACGCGCAATGCCAAACGGCGGAGCATCAAAGACTTTTATTCGTCCAACGATCACTACGCACACAAGCGTCGCTGCACAATCAAGCGAACTTGCTGCCGCATCCGCAACCACAATGGTTATTGCATCAAACACAATTACCAAAACAACCTTGGCGGGACAAGTCACGCTCTCAATTCAGGACGTCGACTTCACGGATCCAGCAAGCCTCCAGATAATTCTCAATGACTTACTTGGCGAATATCTCATTGCCAGCGATAACGTCGCAGCAGACGCAATTACCGCAGGCGCATCGGCATCTGGCTCGACATGGACATTTGCCACCGCCGATCCATCAACGTTAATCGCAGCATTGTATGACGCAGCAACCGACATATTGACCGCAACAAACTTCTTGCCAGACCATGTTTTCGTCAGCCCGAACGTATGGAAACTTCTCGGCAACCAGTTAGACGCAGACAAGCGACCAGTATTCCCATACACCGGCGCAGCAGGACTTATGGGCGTAAACGGAATGGGCGTTGCAAACATTACGGAAAGAAGCACATTCAACCCGTTTGGTTTGACTCTTATTGCAGACAACAACTTTGCAGCAAACACAATGGTCGTTGCACGCGCAAGCGCTATTGAGTTCTACGAACAAGTACGCGGCCTAATGAGCGTTGAGTTGCCTTCTACTTTGGGACGCAATTTCTCTTACGCAGGGTACGTATCGACGTTCATTGCAGACGCAGACCAAGTCAAGTCCATCATCGTCAGCCCATAATCGGAAGGTAGGCCCTAGTAATGGCCACCTATACGGTCACCAACAAGTACCTCATAGACGACTACGCCGTCCTTCAACTTCTCACCCCGACGGAGTTGGAGGTCGGCCAGTCAATCACGGTCGCAGGCGTAGACGCTACGTTTAACGGCACCTACACCGTCCGCGCGCTTCCCCAGTATCTGTTTGAAGGCGTAGACACCGAAGGCGATCTTCTCTACGACGCCAACATCCCAATCGCTAACCAAGTCCTCTACGCAAAAACGGCTGCCGATGTCGAGCGAACCGCAGCGTCTGGAACTTTGACATCAACCCCGACTTGCACATGGATTAGCGCAGGAGACGTTGAGGACTGGCTCGGCATAGGAACGGCCACAAGCGCCGACGCAGCGTTCTTAACAATATGCGCGTCTAGTGCATCTCAATTCTGTTGGCGTCGACGCATGGAAGCCGGCTATGTCGACTCCCTTACAACCGTCCCGTCGCAGGATGTCAAACTTGGGACGATCATGTACGGCGGCGCGTTGTACCGGCAGCGCGGATCTATGGATTCCTTTGCGTCCTTCCAGTCAATGGGAACCGCTCCCGTCATGGGCCTCAACGGAATGATCCGCCAATTGTTAGGCATTGACCGACCGCAGGTTGCCTAGTGCCAGTCCCGACCTACACCGACTTATTCAATGAGGGCTACGACGACCTAGTCGCCAAACTCCAGACCGTCCCTTCTCTCCAAGTTGTGAACGATCCACGCAACATCGTCCCTCCGTGCGTGTTCGTCAACATTGACTCCATTGACGGCTACAACTACAACATCGCCAAACTCACCTTTACACTCCAGATCGTGACACTCGGCCCCGGCAACCTAGACGCTCAAAAGTCCCTACTCAACATGCTCGCTCAGGTATACGCGCTCAACATCGGCATTATCTCAGGCCGCCCCACAAACGTCGACATCGGCGGATCCGTCCTGCCGGCATACGAACTGACCGTCGCAACCGAAGTCCAAACGGCGTAATCCACACCTAGCGCCCAAATCTATGTCAAACTAAATCCACAACTCAAGGAGCAATCATGGCAACCTCAACTATCCTCTCAAATCCAGTCGTTACCGTCGGAGCCACGGCGCTCACCGGATGGTGTACAAGCGCCACTTTGACTCGTACTGTCACCGCGCTAAACGACACCGTTTTCGGCGATACAGCAAACACTTTCACGGCTGGTCTTGAAGACAACGAATGCACATTAACTCTTTTTCTTTCATACGCAGCCAGCGCCACTTACGCAACACTTGCACCATTAGTCGGCACAAAAACAACCGTCATCGTCAAACCAACTTCGGCAGTCGACTCGGCAACAAACCCCGGCTTCACGTTGACAAATTGCTACCTCGAATCGTTGCCAGTCATCTCGGCTTCGCTCGGCGAATTGCAATCGATCGATATAACGCTGATGGGCGGCGTGTACTCAGCCGATACAACCAACCCATAATCACGGCCGTCCTCGGCCCGACACAAGGAGAACCATGAAGATCAAACTCAGCCTCACGCGCGGAGAAGTCAAAGAACAACTATCGACAAACCTCTTCGTCATTGCCGAATGGGAACGTTTAGAGAATCGTCGAGTGTCCGACGGACGCGGCATCGGTGCATCCGATCTAGCGTGTTGGGTTCACACGTTGCTCGTCATTAAGGGCGAAAAACTTCCAGCAACTTGGCGCGAATGGTTGAAGGACAACCCAGACGTCGAGATCGCAGCGGAGGACGCAACCGATCCAAACCCTACGGACGCGGCTACCGCCGGCAATTAGCCGAATTGGTAGTCGCGACGGGATGGGCT